TAAGGTTCATCATTATTATCATCAACATCAATATTAATAGATTCTTCTTCTTCTTCTACTTGTTTATCATCTTCTATTTTATCTTCTTTATAAGGTTTAATTTCTTTTAATCCATTACATATTATTGGCTTTCTAACATTTGGGTATTTATCCTCAAACTTCTTATTAAACATGGTGATAATATCAAGATCAATATTAGGGGCAGTTTCTAATAAATTATCATATTCAGCTCTACAAACTTTTAAGAAATCTCGGCATGGTTTTCTCTTTACATCTTGCAAAGATAATTCTATTTCTATTGCTCTACCAAGTTTAGACCAAGCTAAAGCCGAGATTCTATGTCCTTCGAATGTTTCAGCATATTTTAAGAAAGATCCTAATGTACCCAATATCCCACAGAAAATATTAAAGCCACCAACAACAGCAGTAAAACCATGTTGATAATCTTTAGGAATATAACTATCAACAGCAAAATTACCAACACCAGTTAAAGTTGATAATACAATAATTGGTATTTGTAAATGTTGATATTTCTTCTTGTATTTTCTTGTGCTATAATTATGTAAATAAGCATAACACATACTAACTTCACCCCATTCACTTAATAGCTCCTCTATTTCATCACTCCATTCATCTATGTTTTCGGGTAAAGGCCTTGGTGTTTGCATTCTATCCATTTATTATAATTTATTATTTTTATTTCATTATTAAAATATTCATTAAAAATATAGATGAGCGATAACCCATTTGTACCTAAACCGATAGAAGAAGTCAAGCAAGACATTCACGCTATAAAACAAAACTTAAATACAATAAAACTAGATGTCATCTGTATCAAAAGCGATTTAATGCAAATTAAAGAGTTGTTAAAAATTAAAGACCAAAAGGAAGAAATCTCTAAAGGGTGGAGTTTATGGAATTAAGGTTTATTTAATATATTTTTATGTTTCTTTAATATAAATGGTTAAAGTATTAGAGTTATTTTCGGGGACTGGCTCGGTTGGTAAATGTTGCAAAGAATTAGGTTGGGATACTGTATCCGTTGATATGATATTACCAGCAGACCATAAATGTGATATAATGGATTTTAATTATAAACAATATGATAAAGATGAGTTTGATATTGTGTGGGCTTCACCACCATGTACTAATTATAGTATGTTAAAAAAATGTTGGTATGGTAGAAAATTAAAAGATGGGACAATATATAGTAAAGAGCAAAATGATATAGACCAAGATGAAGCTGATAAATTAGTTTTAAAAAGTTTTGAGATTATAGATTACTTTAAACCCGAGTATTGGTTTTTAGAAAATCCCCAAACTGGTAATCTAAAGAATAGAGATATCATGAAAGATAAACATTTTTATGATGTTGATTATTGTATGTATAGTGATTGGGGATATAAAAAGAGGACAAGGATATGGACTAATAAAAAAGAGTTTGATAATAAATTATGCGATGGTAGTGGAGCTTGTGGTAATATGGTTGATAAACAACATAATAATGTTTTAGCTAATGGATATGAGATTATAGATGGTAAGAAGGTTTTATGCAATACAAAAGAGAAAAGGGATAAATTAAGAAAACATATTAAAGTATGCGACGGGGGATATGATAAAAGAAGAAAACATAAATTAAATGTATCTAAAGACGTTCATACAATAGGAGAAAAAAAAGATAAATTATCTAATAAATTAGGTAAAGGTACAAATAAATTAGATAGATATAGAATACCCGAGGATTTAATTTATAGTTTATTTTTAGATTAAAATATATTGTAAATATATATAAATGGAGAAACCACCGCCAAAGGTATTTAAAGTTAAAGACCCCGACCCCGATGATAAGTTTAGTGATATACACCCTCATCTACCTCAACCACCAAGTTTATTATTAATAGTAGGAAGCGTCAAGCAAGGTAAAAGTAATCTATTAGTCAATCTATTATGTAATCCCGACATGTATAAGGATAAGTTTGATATTGTTAAGATTATAAGTAATACATTAAATGCTGACCCTAAAGGAAAATTAATGAATAAATATTTTGAGTGTGAAGACCATTATACTGATGAAATGATTACTGATATAATAGAAGCACAAAAGAAATATGAAGATTTTGAGAGGCCAAGTATTGCATTAGTTTTAGATGATATTTTAACAAAAGATTTTAAAAAGTCAAATGCTGTTAGTTTTTTAGCAACAAGATTTAGGCATTATGGTATTGGATTATTAGCATTTACAACTCAATCATTTCGGGCTGTTAGTGGATTAATTAGAAATAATGCAACTGATGTAATTATCATGAAACAACAAAATACAAAGGAATTAGAAAAGATTGCCGAAGAGTACGGGGATATGTTCCCTAATATATTTATGGATTTATATAAGAAAGCAATAGAAGATGCACCATATTCATTTTTATATTTAGATTTGCAAACTAATCCAGCAACAGCATATATTCGATTTGAGACAAAAATAGCTGAAGGTGATAAAAAATTATTTTAATTATAAAATAAAATAAATTATATTTATATATTATAAAATGGATTTGTATTCTAGTGGTGGATCAATAGCACAAGTGAATAGTCAAACGGCTAAAACTCGGGCTGATAATCAAGCAACACAAGATTTTAATAATACTTTAGCAGAGAATCTTGACCTTGCAACAACCGAATTAGATGAGGCAGCGTCATCAAAAAATCAAAAGGATTTATTGAGTATTGGTACATCGGGTGGTAAAATAGTATCTAAAACTGGTATCGTCCAAGCCGGTGGGTCAGCTATGAAAAAATTAGGACAACAAGCATCCGCAAGATTAGCACCCGCAGCTGGTGATACTCTAATAGAAGGTGAGGGTGCTGCCTCAACGATTACTACTGTTGGTGAAGATGTAGCCCAAGCGAGTTCAGCATTAGAAGCTGGTAGTGAAGGGGCAAGATTAGCGATGGATGCTGGTAAAACTGCATTAAAGGGTGCTGCCTTGACGGGTGGTAAAGCATTAATTGCTGGTGCTGGTGGAGCATTAGATTTAGGTGAAGATATTAGTGCTTTAGCAAGTGGTAAATCGGGCATGGATGTTTTTGGATCTAATAATTATTCCCGTATTGGTAATCTTATGAATATTGCTGGAAGTGCTTTAGAAGTTGGTGGTGTAGTAAGTGGGGGGATTACACCATGGAGTATTGGTGCTGAAATACTTGGTGCTGGTGTAAGTGCTGTTGGAGCTGGTTTAGAATTAGCTGGTGATATGGATACAGCTGATAAGAAAAAAGAAACAACAACTGAAGACATCCAATCTCAAGCAAGAAGTTTAGGAGGGACTCAAGCTGTAACTACCGAAGTTGCAAGAAGTAATTAATTTCATGTTTTTTTTATTTTTTTTTTAATTTATTTATTAAGATTTATTTTATATTTGTATATTATAAAATGAGTTCCTTTTGGCGTAATGATGATAAAATCAAGGTTTCACAAACCCAAGTTTCTATCCCTTCCACGAATGGATTATCCTATTCGGGTACGGCGGGGCAAAGTGGCCGTAGGGTAGATTTTGAGATTCCATCCACAGTTAAGTTCCTTGACGGCAAAAATAGTTATTTACAATTTGATATTAAGATTGGTATTCCGGCGGCGGAAGTTCCAACTCGCCTCCATCTTGATCCTTTTATCGGCGGTCAATCCGTTGTAAAAAATATTCGCATTTATTCGGGTAATCGGGCTGTATTACTTGAGGAGATTAGTGATTATAATGCGAAAGTCCAAATGCAGTATTCATACGACCAAGATGATAGCATGAGAAAATTAAGAGCATTAAAAGAAGGTTCATTAATTGGGACAGTAGAAAACCGAGGCACACTTGGTACATCAGTATCTAACAATATTGATCTATCTTCTAATCCTTATTACAAGCCCGTGGGGACTGTTCCCGCAACTCGTGATTGGGGGACTACTGATGATTTCTTAACTGCTAAACTAACCCTACCAATCCATACTGGGCTGTTTGCTGATGGTGGTAATAAGATTTTCCCCGTCCTTATGACTGATGGATTATTTATTGAGATTGATTTAGAAGACCCAGCAAGATATCTTAAGCAGTTAGATAGTGTTAATCGCCATCGTCGCATGAAACAAAATCCAGTATTCCATGGTGTTGATAAAGATGGACTGGCTCTTGCAATTAATAATGCAACAAATAGAAGTGAGATATTTTTAGGCAAACAAAATAATATGAATAGTGTAGAAAATTGCCCCTTTGTAAAAGGAGAGAGAATTGGTATTTGTAAAATAGATGACCCTAAAAGTGAATGTGCCTTGACCCTAACCGCTACTGGAGCTCAAGGATTCCCCAAAATTGTAAATATAGAAGAAAATGTTGATGGTTATGTAAGAATTACATGCGAGCAGTTCCAAAATAGCAATACTGGTACTGGTTTAGAAGCAACCTCTAATAATTTTATTCTATTTAGTGCTGCCCTTGATACTAGACGACTCGAAGCTGATGATTTAACCACACAGCTTATTGCTAAAACTACATCTTACCCAGCAACGACTGAAATATCGAATTGTGCTATTGTTTGTCAGCAAGTTGGTCTTGACCCACAGTATGAGGCGGGTATGATGAAGAGAATGAGAGACGGTGGCTCGATTGAGATTGATATTCCAAGCGTTACTAATTATAAACATTCACTATTAAAAACAAATCGTAATGCAACTATTAATCTCGCAGTATCTAATACTCGGGCTAAATCCATGATTGTGATGCCGACTGATGCTAATACTCTAAATGTTGCTGATTTAATAGCTGGTACATCATCTGTATATGAAGAAGAAACTACTGCTATGGATGGTCGCCTTCATTCTATTCGTAGCGGTCAAGCTGGTATTATAGACCGCCTTACATCTTACCAAATGGTTGTAGATGATAAACTTGTTCCATCTCGTCCTATTGTTGTATCTAAAATTAATAAGGGTAAATCTATAGCGGCTCAGCCCCTTATAGAATTAGAAAAAGCACTTAATCAAGCTGGTATTGTCCCGAGGTCTTTTGTTGATTACAACAGAAACTTCTTGATTGGCCGTGCTTATGCATTAAATGATGGAGTTGCGAATCTCAATAATCGCTCTAATCAGCTTCAGTTATTCTATGGTGAAACTACTGCTGCGGGTGTAGATCAAGCCCCCGAGCATGATAAACTCTTATTTTGCTTCCTCTTCCATATTCGCCGTGTATCTATCAAGGGTGATAGTGTTAAGGTTTCTCTATAAACAAATTATAAATATTTTCTATGTATCTTTTTTAATTTTTTATTACAAAAATATTTTATATAATATAATATAAAATGTCTAAAAAGTACCTTAATATTCAGCCGAATAATGTTCCCGCCTCCGGTAAAGTATCATTTGCCCGTGGTAATCCAATCCTTACTGTTACGCTTGGTCGCCAAGATGCTATGTTAGATTTATCTTCCATCCGTCTTTCGGGAGATCTTAATATATGGAGAGATGCTGCTGGTACGCTTCATCCTACTGGTGTTAATGCTACTGAATTACGTGGCTCTCATAAACTTGGTATTTATTCTGCAATAGATCAGCTTGTTTTTAGACATGCTGAAACTAAACAAGTAATAGAGCATATTAGACATTATGGACGTTTCATGGCTTCATACATGCCTACTATGGCCGGTACTCAAGATACAGCGGGTCATCTTTCCAAGACGGCTTTAATTATGCCTAATTATCAAGCATATCGTGATAATGTGATTCGCAATACTACTAATTCGGTTTTCTGTATTCCACTACCCTCGGGTTTAACCCTTGGAGTTTCTAAATTGCCCCTTGATAAAGTGCCTTTAGAAATAGAAATCCACCTTGCCCCCGATAGTCAGTTCTTTTATTCCAGCGATGCAACCACGACCAATATTGCAAATGCGTTCTATGAAATGAGTAATGTTGAGCTAACATGTGAAGTAGAAACTGGTGTTAAATCTCCCGATAGCGGTGTTTTAGATTTTAACTCAATCACTTCATATTTCTCAACTCTTGAGGCCAGTAATTCCATTATTAATTTTAATCTTGGATTATCGAAGGTTCTTGCGTCTTTTGTTAATTTTGTTCCATCAAGTTTTATCAACAATTTATCGCAAGATGGCTTCCTTACTTATATGCCGACGCTAAAACCTAATGCTGCGGGTACTGGTGATGGTGGTATTGCTAATTTAGAAACTATTTCATTCCTCCGTAATGGTGAGCGTTTCCCATCTGCTTTTGAGGTTGAGAGTGTTTATGACACAACGACAAATGCTACAACTGTTGTTGATCCTCAAGTTATTAAGGGTTTCTTAAGCTCTATTGTTCCCGAGCAACACCACACAAGGACTTCGGCTTCACCACTTACAGTTAATCGCAATTTCACCGGTAATCAAAATGCTGTAACTGGATATAGATTCATGCCCGAAACTGGTGCTGTTTATGGTGTTGGTGTTCTCTATGATATGTTAGATAGTGAGGGTGTTGATTTCTCTAATTCCCAGTTTTCCATACAAATGAAGAATGGCTTGGTTGATGGAAACCCAATCTCGGCATATCTATTTATTAAATCAAAGGTTGTTGTTGCATGGTCTAGTGAAAAGGGCGTACAAGTTGTAATGTAAATATTTTCTATGTAATTATTTTTTAATGTTTTATTTTTTTATTTTTTATTTATATTTTATTATATAAAATGAGTGATAGCGACCGTATCCCCGATCTTATTAAAATTGGAGCAATTCCATCATCTTACGGCCAAAAATTACATACTGATGTAATTGACCCCGTTACATTTTCCCAGCGTAGAGTTAGATTCACTCTATCTCGTGTGGCTGGATTCCTTCATTCCAACTCCAAGGTTACTCTTGCACTAACTCCTCAAGCTGGAGTTGCTAAAGGTTACTACCCCTTAAATGTTGGTATTTCCCAGTTAATCAAAACCGCCCAGCTTACTATTGGTAATAATACTGTTTGCTCGGTAGATGATTACAACCAGTTTCATGCGTACCAATCCATGTTTATTTCTAATGAAGATAACAAAGAAAGAGAGCAGTTTTTATCTCAAAGATGCATAGCCCACATGCCCGTATATGATGACCGCACCGAAAATACCACGGATAAACCACCAAACTCTGCTAAAAGGATTGGTATTGATGTTGGCCGTTATCCAGTTGTTCCAGCTGCGGGTGGTGTTGGTGCTTTTGAGTTGCTACCATTTATGGAGCAAGATGGTACATCAGCCCAAACTATTAGTGAAGCCCCAGTTTATTCTGTGTATCTAAGCGACCTTTTCCCGTTCCTTAAGTTTAACCAATTGCCTATGTTTATGTTAGATGAAGAAGTCCATATCGATTTAACTTTTGTAGATTCTACATCTTCTCTATCGGGTGCTGTTAAATCTCTTCGTTGCTGTGTAAATAATGGCGATGCTGATAATATAGCATTTGATGTTAATGAAAGTGAATGTAAGCTTGTTTATGATAGTATTAGTTATGATGGAGATATCATGGAGAAATACGCCCAGCAGAATCCTAAACTTACTTTTCAGTATGCTGACTATCGCCTCACTAAACGCACGGGTAAGTTTGATGCGGGTGCTGGTGTAAATGACTTTGCAAATCTAACTTTACCAATTGGCGGTAATGGTCGGCTTTGCACCAAGGCCATTTTTGGTCTCCAAGCAAATAACAATTTTGTAGCAAAATCTCTTGTTAATGGTACATCCGCATATGGTGATATTGGATTAGAATACAATTTACTATATAATGATAGATTTGAGTTTAGTGTTGATCGTAAAAACTCTGCTCTACAGTTTGCTACTACTCAAGCAGCCGAGGGTGCTGTCCCTATGCTTACTCATGATGAGATTGTGAAGAGGTCGGGGACAAGTAGTATTACGGCTGAAACATTAGAAGGACACGCACAAGCTTCTAAAACTGTAGGAGTAGAAACACTATTTAGATGGAATGCTGTTAGACCTAATAAGGGTGAGAGAATCAATAACAAGGGTATAGACCTCATCTACAAGGCAACCGGTTTAAGCGATGACACTTATACTCTCCGTGTTTATATCGAATTGCTTAAGGTTGCAACTATCGAGAATGGAAGATTTAATTGTTATTTTGCATAAATAAAAAAAATATATATTTACTATAAATGAATTGGATTATTAATTTTATATGGGATTATTTTAAATGTCCTACATGTGATAAATATAAACAAAGAGAAGAAGAGGTTTTAAAGCTGGTACAAGATTTAGTGAAAACTCAAACTGAAATATTAGAATATTTAAATATGGATAAAGTGGTTGGGGTAAAATCAAAAAATAAAACATGTTAGCAACCATCCTCCAACTACTTTATTTTTAGAGATTTACCCCAACCACTTTTTCATATCCATTTTTTTTCACGTTTTTTATAATATAAAAATAATCTATTATTATATTATAAATATGGCTATAGATAGCAAAAATCCAACTGAAGATATTTCTAAATCAAGACCAACTTTAAAAGACAATACAGTTAAACAATATGTTGTGAATCTCAAGAAACTCCAAAAAATATATGATACAAATGATTATGACTTTTTAAAGAAGCCCGAAGATGTAATGGATAAATTAAGTGATCTTCATTATCTATCACAACGTAATATATTAAATGCCGTTGTTGTACTATTAATGGCTCTTAATCATGATGAAAGATATGATAATTTACTTGAGGAATATAGTAAATTAAGAGATGAATTAAATGATAAATATAGCGACGAGCAAAAGAGTGGTGTAATAAGTGAAAAGCAATCTAAAAACTTTGCAACAATAGAAGAGATTTATGATATGATAAATAAGATGGCTGATGAATTAAAACCTTTAAAAAAGAAATCAAAAGATGATATTACTAAAAAAGAAATGCAATTATTACAAGCTTATGTATTATTTAATATATATGCGAGAATGCCGTTTCGCAACGATGTAGCTGGTATGGAGGCCATCAATCAAGCACAATATAAAAAATTAAGTGATAAAGAAAAGAAAGAAAATAACTATTTAGTTGTACCATCAAAAGGTAAAATCTACTTCGTATTAAATCGATATAAAACAAGTAAGAGATATGATGAGTTAGATTTACCAATAGAAGATAAAGATTTAAGAAAAATATTAAGATATTATTTAAAAATGAATGGTATGGGTGTATTGTTTAAGACATCAACTGGAAAACCATTAACTAGAATAGAATTAAGTAAAGTGTTACTTAAATATAGTGAAAAATACATGGGTAAAAAAATAAGTACAACTCTTTTAAGAAAAATATATCTATCTTCTAAATATGGTAATATGAAGGATGAATTGGAGAAAGATAATAAAGTGATGGGACATAGTAAGCAAGTTGCATTAGATACTTATGTTAAGAAAGCTAAAGATGAATAATTATTTTAATTCATTTACAATATATTTAATAATCCTTTTCTTATCTTTATCAGTTAGTTGTACTCTCCTTGATACGGGATAAGCTTGATACATATTTATTCTCAACCAACTATCGGGATCTTGGGTCATATTTTTTTTAGACCTATTTATATATTTATTAATTCTATCAAAAACATCCCTATCTTCTTTCCACCAATATTTATTACTTACTTTTACTGGCTCAATATTATCTTCTTTGCGATCTTTGTCGTTTAGTTTATCATTTAATATTTTAAATTGTTCTTTAAAATATTGTAATTCTTGATGTTGTTTATCAATAATATTTTTAAGTTTTTCTATCTCTTCTTGTTGATTCATTTAGTATAGTTTTATCAACAATCTATTCTTTTAAATACTTTTAATCTATCACGCCAATAGAAAAAACTATTTTAATCTTTCATCATCAAGTACATCTTTATTTGCAAGAATAAACTTAATAACTTTTTCTCTCATATCCTTATCTTTTTGTGCTTTCGATTTAGCTGGTTTCTTTGGTGGTGGTGCTGGTGTTTTAACTTCTTTTGGTTGTTTCTTAACTTTCTGTGATACGGTTAAAACAAGTTTCTTATTTTTATGATCTATTCTATATTTTAGTTTTTCTATTGCTTTGATTAAATCATCACGGGTCATACCTTTAGGGTCTATACCCATGGTTTCATCATACTTCTTAATCAATCTTTTTAACTCGGGCATTTTCATTTCACCATCGGGAACTTTTGGAGGCATCTTTAAGTATATAAAATAAAATAAAAATAAAAGTAATATTATAAAAAATGATAATTGATAAATCGCACTCAAAGAAAGATATAGTGAATCTATTTAGAAAACTTGGAGTAATAATAGATGATGAATTAACCAAGGGGAAAATAGTAAGTAATATAGAATACTATTTTAAAGATGTAATTTATAATGAAAAAATTAAGAATTGTACCGAATTAAAAGAATATTTAAAGAAGCCCTCTAATAAACAAAGACCAACAACACAACAAAAAAGAGATATTATGTTTAGAGCTAAAAAAATAATCAAGTGGGCGAAAAATGATTATATATTTGATATGGATACATATAAAAATGAAAGCGACCCTTTTAATGATATCATGAATATTTATATGTGGGGAGATTTACCAAGTGTAAGACGAGCATGTAGATTCTATAATTTAAGTGTTTATTGTAAAGATCATATCAATCCAATAATTACTGAAGAAGTAGAAGAAGAAATGAACCAAAATAAAATAATAAAACAACAATATCTCTATAAATTAACAATTAAAACTGCAACAAAAGAAAATCCAATCATAGTAAGTTTTGATTAAAATAAAAATAAATTATATACTATAAATGAGTATTTTATTAAATGGTGATTGTTTAGAACACATGAAAGATATAGAAGCTAATTCTATTGATTTAATATTCTGCGATTTACCGTACGGGGCTACGAGCTGTGATTGGGATTGCCGAATAGATTTAGATAAGTTTTGGATACAAGTAATGAGAATCAAGAAAATAAATACACCTATATTTATGACTACTACTACAAAGTTTGGTGTATCATTAATTAACTCTGCACCAAAAAAATGTCCTTTTAGATATGATTTAGTGTGGGTTAAGTCAGCAAATGCGGGATTCTTAAATGCTAAAAAGATGCCTATAAGGAAACATGAGATGGTTTATGTATTTTATGAAAAATTACCTTTTTATGATTTATCTAGTCATACTCATAAGTTTATTAAAGAAGGTAAAAAAACTGAAGGTGATAAAGGTAATGAATGTTATGGAAAGTTTAAATATTATAATAATGGAGAAAAGGGATATGAGCCACCATTACCCGTATCAGTTGTTAAAGAACAACCAAAACCAAAAATAATAAAAGATACAAAACATGGTACAAACACATACGCTACTGAAAAAAGAAAGAAACCAATATTAAGATTAAGCGACCAAGCACAATACGAGCCACCATTACCGAATAGTATGTTAGAAATTAAATCAACAAGAGGAAAACATAGCACAGAAAAGCCCGTTGCATTAATGGAGTGGGTATTAAAGTATTATTCTAAAGAAGGAGATGTTATTTTAGATCCAACTATGGGAAGTGGTAGCACCGGTGTAGCATGTAAGAATATGAATAGAAACTTTATAGGAATAGAATTAGAGGATGAAATATATGAAGACGCAGTCAATAGAATAGAATGTTAAAATGCGTTTTACCCAAAATTAAAATCTATTCTTATACTATAAATGAATAACATTAAAAGAAATGATTTAAACTTTGGATTTAAAAGCGAAGAAGAAATACATGCTATTTTAGAGGAGGAGTTTGGTACATTATTAAGATCAAGTAAGAATCCCGAAATGGGAAAATATTATGAGTTTGATAAATATAATGAAGATTATTTTATCGAAGTTAAGACAAGAAGAATTAAACATAATCAATATCCATCATTATTCTTTGGTAATAACAAATTAAAAAAAGGAGAAGAAATATTAAAGAAGTGTCCTCATTTAAGAATCTTTTATTTATGGAAATGCAACGATGGTATTTATGGCTGGGAACATAAGAGTAGTGATTACACAATAGAAAAAAGAGGGAGATGTGATAGGGGCAAAAATGAGTTTGATGATTGTGTTGATATAAAACAAAAAAATATTAAACCATTAAAAAATCTTTTAGATAATATAAATGGTGGAGAAAACTAAAGTTAGTTATAAAGGAAAAACCAAAAAAATACCAAAGAAATATGTTGGTAATTTAAAGGGTGAAGAAAAGAAAGCTCAAGTAAAAAGTATCATGGAGAATAAAGATAGACCCAAGACATCAGCAAAACCTCGCAAATCAACTTGGACTGTTAAGTTTGATAAGAAATATGGAGCTAAATTAGATAAGATGAAAGGTGGTAAAAGCAAAAGAAATATTGCTAAAGTTACGGGCATACCATTTAAAGCGATAGATGAAGTTTTTAAGAAAGGTGAAGGAGCTTATTATAGTGCTGGATCAAGGCCAAATCAAACGCCTCAATCATGGGCGTACGCCCGAGTGTATAGTTATATATTAGGAGGTAATGCAAGAAAAACTGACAAAGATATAACCGAGAAATATAAAGTTAAGTTTAATAAATAAAATATAATATAATATATGATTAAATATATTCACGGTGATATACATGAAGTTATCAAAACATTAGAAGATAATAGTATAGATTTTATCTATACTGATCCACCATTTAACGGACAAACAAAAGCAAAGTGGGATAGTAGTTTGAGATGGGGTGAATTGTTTAAAGAAATGTGGAGAGTTTTAAAACCAACTGGTATTATAGCTTTACATTCAGCAATACCTTTTAGTTATGAATTATTAAAGTATGAGAAACCAAAATATAATTATAATTGGCTAAAGAATAATTCTACTGGTTTCTTAACAGCAAAATATCAACCATTAAGAATAATGGAAGATGTATTTATTTATTATAAAAAGAGAGGTACATATAATCCACAAATGGTTGGTGAAGAATACCACCCAAAAAGAAATGTAAAATATGGAGGCAAAAATGCATATTGGGGTGAAGCTGGTGTGAATAAAGATAATGAAATAATTAAAGAAGAAGGACATAAAGGAAGACACCCAACAACATTATTAGAATACCCAATAAGAAAAGGAAAAGGAAATGGTATTACGAGATGTGATAATATGATAGATTATTTTATAAAAACATATAGTAATGAAAATGATACTGTATTAGATATGACTTGTCATAATACAATAGTGGGGAAAAGATGTGAATTATTAAAAAGGAATTATATAGGTGTAGATATAGAAGCTATTTCTTACGAGGCATAATTAAATAACCATTAGATTCATCATTATCGATTATCTTAAGTTTAAGCAAACCAAATAAACATGATATGAAAAACTCATGGTCGCTTCTTCTAATAGGTTGTTTGTTTTTCTTTCTATGATATATTATATTACAAAAATTAGTTAATGTAAATATGATTTGTTTAATATTATATTTTTGTTTCATAGATTTTAATATTAAGTAATCACCTTGATATTTATATCTAGTAAATGTTTTCTTTTTTGTTAAAGGGAATGAGCTAACAAGTAATCCCTTGTAATATAAATTAAGTGATCCATTACATCCATTATATATCATTTTTATCTATATAATTTAATAGAATATAATATTTAAGTATTAATAATCATCTTCATCTTCATCTTCATCTTCATCTTCTCTATTAGTAAAATAGTAAGATATATTTTCTCTCTCCATCCAGTTAGTAATTCTAAAATTATAAACACCATTACCCTTATAATTATAATCTATAATCTGTCTTTTATCATAATATTTATTATAAAGTATTCTATAAGAAATATTATTATCTTTCTTACCAAACCTATCACCATTCTCTTCAGCCATATATGTATAATCTTTTAATTCTTGCATACACATGGAGAAATTATTTTTATTCGTATCAATTATTTCTTGTACCGTATTCATCTTAACAATCTTCATAATTAAATCATTAGGTAGATTGCTAAAAATAGAATCCATATTTTTTCTATTCATTATATAAGTATATAGAAAATAAAGCTTTATATCTGTTTAATTTTAGCTGTTTTTAATCTAATATTATGCTATTAATCTATTATATTGCCCCTTTTTATACTATTTAAAGTATATATTTTAAAATTATTACTTCTTTAAGCCCTAAAAATAGTATAATTACTGATTATTTAGACAATTATATATAATATTAAGTATAATAATAGATTTATTTAAGATATTGCATTATTTAATTTAATATTTGCGTTAATTCATGAAAATTATTTTCTATGCTATAGTATAAATGGATAGAGAAAAAGTATTTAAAAAGAAAGTGATAAATAAAACTAAAGAGAATAAAATGGTTGATAATAATATAATGAACTTTAAAGATTTTAAGGGACAAACTAATTTCCAAGCTTTCGTAGATCCCTTTACTAAAACAACAAAAAATGAATTGGAATCCATGATGAGACAAGGTAAATCCTTATCCGCAAAACAATATATATTCGAATGGACTACATATCAATCAAAGGTCAAACCTTTTTATGATGTTGATATGTTTTATACTGATGAAGAAGAATATAAAAATAATATTGAGATAATTGAGAATGAAACATTACAAGTACTAAAAAGATTATTTACAGAAAGTGATATTGCTATTTCATCAAGTCATGGTGCTAAAACTAAAATCAAAAATAAAACAATCTATAAAGAAGTTGATGGGAAGAAAGTTAAAGATTATGTGAAGAAAATTAAAATTGAGGGTTTTGCAATCTCATTTCATTTCGTTGTATGTGATTATGAAACAACAGTTGAGAAATTAAGAGAGTTTAATGAAAAACATAATCTATATGATATTATTTTAAAAGGTACAAATGATAAAATGTTTGATAAGTCAGTTTATCGTGATGGAGGTAATATGAGATTTTTATATTCATACAAGCCAAACGAATTAAGACAAAAAATCCCAGTAAATTATAAAGATGATTTTATGCTTACTAAACATGTTATCCAAAGCACGGATGCAACTAATTATTGGAAACGCCCGATGCCTTCTACTGTTTCTCCACCAGCTTCACCACCTCAATCACCTAAACCGAATCAAGTTGTAGAAGAAGTACAAGAAGAAGAAGAAGAAGAAACTATTATTGTAGAACCAATTAAACGACAATATGATGCTGGAGAACTCCAAGATATTCTTAATATATTACCCGATGAATGTTATGAATATGATACATGGATTAAAGTAGGTATGGCTATTTGTAATATTTGTGAAGGGGATAATATTGGTAGTGGTCTATATATTGATTGGAGTAAGAAAGACGAAGAAAACTATGATTTTGATTTAATTAAAAAGAATTGGAATAGATGGAAAAAAAGAACTGGAAATAAACTTGGATTAACTTTCTTAAGAAAACTTAAGAATAAATATGAACCTAAAAATTGTCAATCATTACAACAAGTATTTCGTAATTGTTTAATTGATCCCGAATATGGTAAGGGCTTGGTACATGCAAAAAAATGTATGTATAATGAAATGAATAATCGGGTAATTTTTGTTAAAGAGACGGGTGATTATATTATTCTAGATAAGAAAATTATTAGAAAAGATAATGATGAATTAATTAGTATGCCTTGCTGGTATCTTAAAACGGCCACAAAAACTAAAGACCATTTCTTAAAAGAAAAGTTTTCATTCACTTATAAAGATGCAGACCCGGATGATGATATGGAAGATGGTAAAGAGCCACCAAAGAAAACGGTACATTTTGACCCTTTTAAAGAATGGTGTGAATGGATTGATAGGAAGGAAGTGAGAGCAATTGGCTTTGATCCTCGTGAAAATGCTAATAAAGATTTATTTAATTTATGGAATGGATTTAATATTAGTAAAGAAGTTGCTGATGAATATGATGAAAAAGATTCTCAACCTATTTTAGATCATATCAAAACAATATGGTGTAAGGGTAATGAAGATAATTATAATTATGTAATGGATTATTTAAGTCATATTATCCAAAAACCCCATGTAAAAACTGGTGTATTACTGGCTCTAAAATCTAAACAAGGAGCGGGTAAGGGTATTGTACTTGATTATTTAGCAAAGATTATTGGAGACGCACACTACGCACAAAACAGTAATGCTAATTTTCTATTTGGTGATTTTAACGGCCAATTGGAAGGAAAGATTCTTGTAAATCTTGATGAAGCTTTTTGGGGTGGTGATAAGAAATTAGAGGGTGTTATTAAAAATAAGATTACAGAAACACGACAAACTATCAATAAAAAGAATAAAGAAAATTATATGATAGATGATTATGCAAATTATATTATCACAACAAACAACGATTGGTTTGCTGGTACAACTGAAGATGATAGACGGCATTTTTGTTTAGAATGTGATAACAAATATGCGAGTATTTCTACAAAAGAAAAAGATGAATATTTTAAACCTATATATGAAGCTCCATGTGAATCTTTTGCTAAAGTGTTATATAATCGTGATATTAGTAATTTTAAACCGAGACAATTTAAGAAAACTGATGTGCTACAAACTCAAGTAGAAATGAATTGGAATAGCCCCAAAGTATTTTGGAACAGAGTAATGAAAGATGGAGGTTTTGAGTATGAAGGACATTTCATAGAATGGAATAAAACATTAAAAGTACAAGGTGAATATTCTAATAAGATGTATGGAGTTGAGATTAAAAATAAAAAGAAAGAAAAACGTGTTGTTTATGAAAAGGATTGGATATTTAAATGTTATGAAAGACAATCTTATAATGGAAGGAAGTTTGACAATAGTAGTTTTTGGAGAGAGATTGAGAAAAGAGATGGATGTTTAGGAGATTTATATGTTGATAAACGTATCCAACTTAATAAACAAAGAAAAATATTTGTATTTCTACCTACATTAGAAGAAGCCCGAGAAAAGTGGAATGAAATACAAGAATATCAATATGATTATGGTAATCAAGATGAAGAAGATGAATGGGGTGTGGTTGGTTGTTATGATTGTGATAGTGATGATGAATAATTTTAATATTTCTTCTTTTTAACTGTACTTTTTTTTTTATTATTAAAACCCTCAAATATTTTTTCGGGTTTTATTTTAGTTTCTTCATCCAAATCTTTTTTAATATCGATTTGGATTGCATCATGATTTGTTATAGGTTTTACCTTAACAACTTTAACTTTTTTTGATTTTTTAGCCATATTATATTATATTTATTTTTTTTTTATTGGTATAAAAAAAATATATTATTTTATTATAAAATGAGTTTAGTGATAACATCTAATGTCGCACAAGAAAATAACCCCGAGTTTAGTGATGCTTTTAAACCTTACTCCTATCAAAATAGATTACTTAATACCATGAGAATCCCACCTAATAGTGAGATAGCTTTACAAAGTGCAAAAATTAATAAAAATGGTCTTTTTATTTTAGATAGAACTAACGCCGATTTCTGCCATTATTTTGGAACGCCAATTGGTACTGATGCAACAAAAATTGCTGCGGGTGAAGAAATAGAAGACCTTGATAGTAGCACCACTCAACCCTTTAGAGGTGTTATTGGTGCGGGTGAAGCTTTTAATGCTGGTGGTAAAAATGAAAGAAATATTGAGGATATGACGGCTGATCTACAAAAAGGTATAGATGCTTGTGCTTTTCATCCAAGTTTAATTAGGACGAAAGGGGCTGGTTTTGAGAGTAGTATTAAGGTAACTGCTGAATATGATTCTACTTCATTACAGTTTAAAGGTTTTACATTTGTATCAACACAAGAAGATGCTGCTTTAACTAATCGTGGAGCTGCTGATATTACATGGACTGATATATCTAAAAATAACTCTTATAATTTTACACAAGCTGCGGGTACTGTAACATCAACCGATGCTGATGGTTTCTACGTGCAGAATAGGGAATACCCAATAGCTCAAAATGGAGGTGAGGCAATTTTTAATATTACTGGTGCTAATACCGGCCCATGGATGTGTGGTTTATCTAGAATTAATAAACCAACAGATATTGGTGGTGGTGATTTCGCACATCTCCCACCATATTTTGATTTTAGTAGATCCAGCGGTACAATTTTATCGGGGAGATTTGGAAGGGGTCAATATAGATATGCTGACTTTGCTGTGTGTCGTGTTGCTGGTAAGCTCCGTGTATTTCAGTCGGGTGTTGATACGAGAGCTGCGGGAGCTAATATAGGGGCTAATGGTCTTTATATGAATGAGATAATTTATTATGGAGGGTGGAACGCTCAATATGGTGATCTTGCTGATGCTGATGATATTGAGAATGTTAAGTTTTCATTAAATAATGAAAATATGAAAATAGAAGTTTATGATAAGAATGATAAAAAATATTATATACTCGCTGATTATACAACTCTTAAAGCTGCGGGTGCTGTGAAAAACCAGCATCTAAATCCAGTTAATGCTACTGAATGGGCTATGTATCCCGTATGTGCTGCTTCGGGTGGTGCTGCTGGTGGTAAAGCAATAGAATTAGATAAGATATTGCATTATCCTAATTATCCAATTTATACTGATAATCGATATAGTGATTATGACTGGTGGGGTTGGAGTCAAGAAAATAACCAAACTGCTCTCTGTTTAGCATTAGAGAAGCGACCATGGAATGATGCTAATTTCGTGCAAGAATTAGCACCACAAGGTATTGATAGTAAAGGTATGGATAATTACAGTAGTGTTTTTATTACAGCTAAA